ATCGACGCCAGACTTGCCGAAAATATCCTGCGCCAGAGCCGCCGCCAGGGTGTCATTCTCCAGCGCCGCAAATTTGCCGGCCGCATCAAGTAATATGTCCTGAACAGGACGTAATTCACCGCTGGCGTCTGTCGCGCTGATGCCCAGGGCATCGAAGGCATCCTTCTGCGTAAGCGTCCCTTGGGCTGCTTCACTCGCATTACGAGCTAACGTACGCATGCCTTTCGTAAGGCTCTCAAAAGATGCCCCGGATTGTTCAGCAGCAAAACGAAGTGCGGAAAGGCTTTCAGTTGACATGCCAGTGCGGATGCTAGCCTTCTGCATCTCATCGCCCAGCCTGGCAGTATCCAGGGCGGCCTTGATCATTACTCCGGCAATCGCTGCGCCAGCCGCCACTGCGGCAGTACCAAGCGCCGCCATTCTTTTTCGGGATGCCTGAAGTTCCTTGTCGAATTTACTGCTGTCGGCACGCAGTTCAACGAATAGTTTGCCGACTGCGCCCAGGTTTGAACCGACGGCCATCTAGTTAGATACCTTCGTCAGTTTCTTGAACGATTCCATGATCGTGGCGGGTTGCGTCACTTCGCGATCGCCGAATGATTTTCCGAATTCCGGAACGAAGTCTGTCGGTGTGTATGTTTTCTGGCCCTTGCTGCGGTGAATATTCGCCATCGTTGAAGCAATAATTCCAGTATTGATCGCGTCCCGATCCTGGCCGAATGGCTCAAGCTGGTAATACGCCATCCATTCCGTCAATCGAACGCTGCTGATATTATCAAGAAGCCAGTCAACATCGATGATGCCCAAGGCCAGCGCGAGTCGATAAGCGAACCTGCGCCGACCTCGGGCAATTAGTTTTTTGTTGCGTCCTCGATGGCGCTATCACCAAGACCGTTCAGCTTCAATGCTTCGCTGAATACCCGTTTTAATACTCGAGCCGACCGCGTCTTGAGCGCGTCGATATCCTCTTCGCTAAACACGAGATTATCATCATCATCGACGACGCTTAAAGCGACAACTTTGCTGATGCTGTCCTCCGGACTGATGCTCTCAGCCGATCCTCCGCTGAAAGCCATCAGGCGCACCTCGCCCCCCCATTCTGGAATATCCAGGACGATAATCTCACGGTCCTTGGACGATAATATCTGTTCCCGATTCAGAGTCATCTTGTCTCCCGATCAACCGTCTATCCTATGCCCAGGTGACGGCGGTTGTGACCCGCAAGGTTGCGGAAAATGATAATTTATCGCCAACGCTTGCTGCCGTGGAAAAGGCCACGACCAGGGCGCTGAACGAGGCTGTAGTAGTACCGGAATCTGTGTACTGAAGCGTATATGCCTGAACCGTCTCTGCGACAATATCAGCCATCAGGCCGGCCGAATTATTATGCGTGGCGTGAGTCGGCAAGAGATTACCTTCGATCTGAACTTCACCATAGCTGGTGAAGCCGGCTGGAATCGTTTCCGTGAAAGTCGATTCCATATGCGTGACGTCGATGGTCGGCTGAGTAATGCCGGGCCCGGTGATCGACAGCACCTCGGCAATGACCGCCGTAGAAGCATCTTTCAGCAATACACCCAGACCGGCTGTTGCAGAAGTTGACATGATATGTTCCTCTCCTCAATTTCCCTGAAGCCCCGAATAATATTGCGCGGCAGTCCAGATCGGGAAATCTGGACGTTCGGTGGCTACCCTAGCCGCGCAATCAATTGATTTATGCGCTGCGTCCTAAGATGGCAATATCGTAGGTCACGGTTGTGCTGCCGGCATCATTCGTCACTCGAAGAATATCGCCCGTTCCGGCCGTCACAGTGTAAGCCGGATTCGTTGGAGCAAATAACCACAAAAATCCGCCCGGCCTGATCGTGATGATGTCGCCCGTAGCACCCAGATGCGTTAGAAATGGATTCGAGCCACCGCCCACATCCAGGTTGTTCGTATTTCCCGAAGCGGCCTTGATCAGCAACGACACGATTTCCACAAACGTCAATGTCGTGCCGAAAGCATCACTTAAGCCGCCAGCCAGATCCAGATCGTCGTTGCCGCTGGCAGCGATTGTGCGCTGGTCGTGCCATTGCAGGTCTGCTTTGTTGGCCGTCGTACCGCTAGTCAGCACCGACGCTGTATCGATCAACAAATCGTCAGCCGCAGTTGATAAATCTAGCCCGTTGCGATACAGCGTTCGCAAGTCTGGTAAAATTGTCGCTTGTAGAGTTACCGCCATATCGATTGCCTCCTAATCCCTTTTATGCTGATGCCGAATGCAGAAGATCCATCTGGCAAACGACGTGGAACAACTTCGTATCCACTTCAAAAGTTTCTAATTGATACGCAAAATCGTGGACCCAGATGCGATTGCCAGGTATCCCGACCGCTTCACCCCGCAAGCGGCCAAATGCCAGGCGCATAGATTCAGCCAATTCTTCCAGAACGTTTACGGCCGTTCCAAACAGGCTGATCTGGACGGTACGGTCAGTCAATCCGCTTATCTCATCCATTGCGGCTTCAGTGCTTGCAAAGACGGTCGTATAGACGGCGTAAGGCGATTTGGCTTTTTGCGGCGCACGCACACGATAGAATCTGTCGCCAATCACCGCCGACACGGCCGCGTCTGCGACAATAAAACGATAAAGACCTGTTTCAAACAGCGGCATCTTTCTTCTTTTTTAGTTTACCCTTCGCCCTGGTTTTAATTATCTTCCCAATCGCGTCACCGAGAAGTTCGTTGATGCGCTTCCTGTTTTCCTTCAACGCGGGACGCAAAAATCTCTTGGCTGGCTGCTTCGAAGAACCGAATTCAATGATGCGACCATACCACGCTGTCTTTGCCCCCTTTGCTGGACCCACTAATACAGTCGCGTGGCCGCTGCGTGACCGCGCTGGCCAGGCCGTTATTGACCGGCGTAAATTTCCGGTACGATCCCTAAATGCCGTTGTGCGCTTGGCCGACGCGACGATCAACATGGCAGCTTCCATCAAAGGCCCGCTTTCCATACCGCGCTCAACAGATCGCGAGATATCGCGAAACGCCGTCTCGATTTCCTTCTGTCCTGTGACTTTAAACGCCACGCCAACTAGCCCAGCGGACCTTTGCTGATGGCCTTGGCCTTGGCCTTGGGTTTAGGCGTGTCACCCTTGGGCTTGGGTGGAGGACCACCCTTGTCCAGAGTCATTAAAAGTTTTGTCAACCGCCGCTGCTCCACTTCGGCAGCGTTTTTTGCTTTTGTGAGTTCAGCAATTTGATCCTTCGCCAAGCCAGCGGCTTCTTTAGCTTTCGATTCAATCTCGGCGACCCGCGAAGATATAGCCTCATGATCCTCAACGTACTGCGCCATGCGCTCCTTCAGCGCAATAATTTGACTGATACGCTGCACTAACTGCTTTTCCGTGTCTACATCTAAATCTGATTTTTGTCTTGGCATCTAAATTACCTCTGACGCGTCGAGCATCATGAAGCTCCTTCGTTCGTCTGGCAGGATGCCGTGAACGTCCCAGGTCTGATCATTCCACTTCACTTGCATATCCTGTTGCCGGTCGATTGCGTCCAAAAATCGTATATTAAACCGTACAGAAACTTTGGCATTCGCTTTCCTTGCTTGCTCCAGTTCCGATCCAGTCAAATGTACAACCTGCCCGAATACAGTTGAATGAAAAGCATATCCCTCACTTACTACTCCATCCATGTTTGATTCCATCGGCAAAAATAAATCCAGATCTTCGCGCAGCGATCCAATGCTAATACTCACTGATGTATTTATCCCAAAGCGCGTACACGCCAAGCGGAATTATCTTCGGCACGCCTCCGCCCGTGGCGACGGCTTCGCGATTCTGAAACAAATGACCTACCAACAAATGCATCCCCGTTTGAATGTCTTTAGGTACATCCGTTTCTGCCGATCCATAGCCAGCAATATATCGCACCGTCACGGCGTCGATGCGCTGTTGCGTGGCTGGATATGTTTCACCGTTATTCGGAACGACACTGCCCGGCTCTGCATTGGCACCTTTTGGGTCTATGACTGTATATTTTGAACTCGACCATGTCGTTGCTGTGCCGTCAGTGTCACGATAAATTACGGATGTCACACTCGACAGCGGCGGATATGGCAAAATCAACGGCTCATCTGAATTACCGGGAAAACGCGGCAACACTAATTCCCAGGTTGAGTTAATCAATCGGCGCGTTAAATATTCCTCGGCCATGCCGCGTGATGCTGCGATCAATCGCGTTACAGTATCGCTCTCTGTTGCTGTTTTGACACGCAAACCCAATTTCACATCGGCATCTGATAGCGGCTCGACTGTCGGGCCGGTCACGAGAGTAATATATGACATTGATTCCCGCGAAGCGAGCAGCCCCATCGCTGGAACTGCCCGCCCATGGATTGCTACGCTACCGTAGCCGTAGTCAAAGCCGACGATGTAGTGTGTCGAAGACCCGTGATCAAATAACCCACGGCGTTTTCATCCGAGTCGGCATCATTATCCATCTGCACAGACACATGAGTCGCCCGTGCCAGAGCGCCAAGGCATTCCTCGGCACTCACCTCCAGGAGCAATTCATCACCGCTCGCGTCGGCCGCCGTCGGTGCCGAATGGGCCTTGACGACCGTCGCGCCGCTTCCAGATGAATCCGTTGCGGCAAAAATCTTGAACGTCAACACTCCGGTCCCTGCCCCAAAAGTACACTGAGCAAGAAAATGTTCTCCCATTTCCTTCCAGCCAATGTATCGGGCTGTAGCAGCTGAAGAGTGATCGTCGAAGTAAGTTTTCATGAAAACTGTTTTTTGCAGTTTGTCACTCGTTGGTGAAGCCATTTTTCATCCCCCCTTATGCCCGTGTCGCCAGCGTGATGAACGGAGCCAGCGTGGCACCATTTTTCGGCGTCAGCACAGACGACCACCAGGGCTGGGCATCGTCACGAAGCCAGAATTTAAATGCCCGCTCATGTTCGGTAAAACGGACGTGAATGGATTCGGCCGACTGAACACCTGAGTACGTCCCGTGGAGGAACTGTGTCCAGTTACCGAGGACTATGTCTCCTACCGTCCCGAGTGTGCTGCAGTGTTCAGAGAAGAAAATCGGCCGGCCCAAAAGCGAAGTTGGTCCTGACGGATCGAACTTGAAATAATCGACCGGCGCACCGCCAGAAGATCCGACTTCCTGGGACAAGCTAGCAAGCTGCGGGAAAGTGTCGTTGTTAGCAATCCAGACCGCGCTGCCGTAGCCCCAACATCTCGACCGCATCTTGTCGATGTTCGCCTTCACGATTGTCGTGGCGGTCTGGCTGCCTTCTTTAGCCTGTGAGATTTTCGCTGAGTTGTTGCTCGAAAGAACCCCGAGATACTCGCCAACGCCGGAACCGTTCAGCCGTTCGTCCATTGCATTCGAGGCCATCTCGTCGCGGAAGCCCGCGTTGAGAAGCGCGACAAACGAAATCAGGCCGAACAATGCGTGAGCATTCATTTCGATCTGTTCGAACGACATCCGGCTGCTAGTCGCTGCTGATGTTTCGTCTTTACGGCTAACAGTCAACCCTCCGGACACGCTCGACGAGTGGTTTTTATCGACGCGAGCGTTGATGTTTATCTTGGTGGTGGTCATCGGGATCTCCGTAATCCGTCCGGCCAGGAAATCAACTTCAGGATCGGTCGTCATGATGCCCGGCGCGAGCGTTGTCGGTACCAGGAACCCGCCGTATGTCGGCGAATACACGCCCTGCTCGTCTGAACCGGCCGCTGCCTGAAAACCAGCCGCTGGCGCTTTGAACTTTACCAGCCGATCGTCAACTCGATGTGTAACCTCCGAATGCATGACGGCCATCAGGAAATCTCGGGATGTTTTGAATCCGTGCTTCGGATCATCTTCAAATCCTGCCCGAACTTCAATGCTGTGGGTATCCTCAACAACTTTCGTCACTGCTATTCGCTCCAGTTCCGTCTGGTCGATTGCGCGATCGAGGCGATGTTGAGTCTTTTCAATCTCGGCCTTTAACCTGGTGAACTTCTCCTGCTGTTCGTCTGAGAAGTCGTTATCACCAGCCTCGGCAATCAGCGACACTGCCTGGGTGGCCAGGTCCGCCTTGGATTGCTTCAACTCGTTAATTTTGTTCATTCAATCTCCTACAATATGTTTTCCAAATTGATGACGCCGCATTCAACGGAACACGCATGAGACGGTCACCGAACTCGACGGAGACGGCGAACCTTATAAGCTATCTATCTCCAGTATACGCCTTTCCGACAGCCTTGGCTTCCTGCCGCGAACTGACGCCGCAACATTTAAGGTCTGATCGAACGTACCGATACGATCAACCATTTTCGCTTCTAATGCCTGTTCTGCGCCGAATACACGGCCCTCTCCGAACTCCTCGCGGACGCGCTTGTTGCTAACACTGCGATTCCTGGCCAGCGCAGAAACGAACTTCCCGTAATATCGGTCAACCTGTCCTTGCAGGAATGTTCGCGCTTCATCTGTCAACGGCTCATACGGGTTACCTTCGGTCTTATATGTGCCGGCACTGATCAGCGTCATATCCAGGCCCTCTTCCGCCAGTGCTTTACTCATGTCAAGATGCTCCATAAAAACTCCGACTGATCCGACTTCGCCGCCAGGCGTGACTACAATCTTATCAGCGGCCGAGGCAATCCAATATGCAGCAGATGCGGCCAGAGAGTTCACGGCAGCCGTCATGGGCTTCTGGCCCCTGGCGCGATAAATCTCATCAGCAACCTCTTCGACACCATAAACAGTGCCGCCAGGTGAATCCAGATCGAACACAATCGATTTCACAGTGTCGTCGCTCAACGCGCTGCGCAAATCTGCCGATATCTGTTCCGTGCTAACACCGCCGCTGACATCTGACATCAGCGATACCCGCTGCGCGATAACGCCTTGGATCGGGATAACTGCCACGCCGGGCTGTTGTAAATCGGAAGCCGCCCTGGGCATGATGCCGATTCGCTCCTGGATTTCCTCCTCTGTATACGCGCCCCCATCGTTCGCAAATTTAATGAAGGTTGTTATCTGCCTGAACTTTTCAAGCTGGATCGCCCACACCGAGCCGAAAACAGCTTCCATCACGCGCCGATATTTGTTTCGATTCATACCGCCTCCATCTCAACCAACCCAATTAGCGTTCCCGTGCGCGTATATTCCCAAGCCCTAATCGTGTCCTGCATATCTCCGTTAGCCGACAAGATAGTTTGCTTTGCAGCCAGGGCGAACTCAAAAGCCGCACTGTGCGGAATCATCAGCCCTGATGACAGATCCGCAGCGAAACCTGCATAAAATTGATCGAGCCAGGCCTCCAGATCCGCACCCTGTCGAGCAGTTACAGCCTTGTTGACGGCTGTTATCTCTTTATTCGCTAACCTTCCTGCTGCTGCGCGGATGAATCGCGCTTCCCGCTGCCCAGAATTACTCTCATCCGGCTCGTCAGGAGCAGGTGATCCGCCGCCCATATTCATTGCCGTCAGTGGCTCATCCAGGCCTGGCAGCGGATTCAAATTCTCTTTCCGCCGCACTTCGTTACGTGTCAGAAAGCCTTTTTCGATGCCAGTACCGTAAGCGGAATACCGGCTCCCGATGTCGCCGCGCAACAAGCCATCGACATTGAATTCTGCGAAAAAAGTTCGTGG